CACTTCTCCACTTAGCTAATCCTTTTTGCCAATAACTAATCATCCTGCTTCCTTTATCTTCATTGCATCATCTATTGTTGCACACTTAATTTCTCTTCCATCTTCAAAGATAACAACATATTCATTGCCATCTTCTCTTGGATGTAGTCCTTTAATTACTGCTTTCATTGTATTCCTTTTCTAACAAGTATCTACATATATGTATAATCTTTTCTAAGTCTAGTTTACCTTGACCTTCTTTTGTTCTAAGAACCCTCTTAACAATATCTGCTCTCCATGGATCTAACTTATACTCAGCCCATATATGCCATGGTTGTATATTCTTCTCAGCATAATTACTTTCACCAATATTATAAGATTGAACATTATTACTTGCTTTCTCTTTCATCTTTTCCACAGCATCAATATGATTTCCCATTACTCTTCCTTTTCTATGATCATCTTATCATACCACTTAATCCATTCTCCTGCTCTTCTATTAACATTGTCAAAATACTTACCCATAATATTAGCATTTAAACAATCAGCACTGAATAGAACTTCATTATCAAATAATACTTTAGCTTCTGAATAAGATAAATGATTCTTACTGTCAGCAAACATTAGTATCTCTTTTGATATAGGTATCATGTTTCTACTAGCATCTGTTGACCCTGTATATAGTCTCCAATTAGACTCAATCATAGATACTCTTTTTCTCTTGTATCCTTTAAGTGGTGGCATAGTCTTCTTTCTATAAAGACTCTTCTTTCCATAGTAACTATATAATTTACCTTCACCATCTTCAAATATTATCTTATAGATAAACCCATAATGATTTATAGGTTCATTAGGATTAAAGACTTCACTTTTATAATACCAATCCATTAGAATAGCACTCCTTGTGTATTACCTAAACAAGATAAATCTTTACCTTGTAGGTACTTAATTAAATACTCTTTATCCCAATGGCTAGCCAAAAGGATTTTAGTATCTTTATCGTATGCATTATGCACCCTGCTTGCTCTACCTTCCTGATTCTTCTTTACGAGATATATAACTCTACCACCAGCCACAAAGGAGTTAGCCTTTGTAGCCGTTTTAATTTCAGGTTGATATTTAAAGCAATCTTCTTTATTTCTCATAGATTAAAAAGGAATGTCTTCATCATTAATGTCTATAGTTGTCTCATCATCTTCAAACTCTGGAGCTTCTAATTTAACTCTCTTAATACCCTTGTCACTTAGTAAGAACTCTTTATCTTTAGCTAACTGAATAGAATCTTCTTTCTTAATAATCTCAATAGGAGTCTTACCTAAAGCAGAATATACTGAGAACAATACTTTCTTGTATCTAGGATTACCTTCATCATCAGTCTTAATTGAAGTCTTATCAGTTTCACCATCTTCATAGTTATACTCTTCTTCACATCTAACACCGTATTGAATTTCTTTACCAACTAAATCAGTTAGCATACCAACAGTTAATTTAACTGCCTTACCGTACTCTTTAAACTCAATATCTTGCTCTTCAATCTTAATGTCTTCTAGCTCTTGACCTTTACCTGTAGCACAGAATACTATTTGCTTTAACATCTTATAATCTTGTAAGCTTTGAGTTTTACCCTTATAAGTATAAGTAGTTACTTTCTTTCCATTCTTATTTGATACTGGATATAGTCTAAAGTTAATTAAGTTATCACCAGTTAAATGTAAATCAAACTGTACTCCACCCTTCTTAGTTGCAGTAACATATGCTCTTTCAATAGTTGATTTATAAATACCATTAGTAGTTACAAAACCACCACCACTCTTATTCTCTAGTTCTTCATTCTTTAATTCTTCACTTACTTCTTGTATATCACTAAATAGATTTGCTAAACTCATTTTATAATCCTTTGCTTTGTCTTTTATTGTATCTTTCTATTGATACACACTTTGAATACTTGCCATTAATTTCTTCTTTCCAATAGTTTCCTATTCTCATTCTCTTTGGTGTTTTGTCATCTGCACTAATTAGCGTGATTCCTGCATATAGATTTACTGCTTCTTGCATTGTTTATCCTTTTACCTGATGACCTATACGGTCTTTAATTGTTCTACCCTACACATTGTATTCCTAAGAATAGTTTTGCATTATTTGGGCACTCCGTGTTCTTTTAATTCATATATATAAATATTGGTCTTACATCTTTCTCTTCGCCATAAAATCTTCTCTATAGATAGTGATTGATACCAGATATACAAATGCCAATCATTATCTATGCTCCATCAGTATCATCTTCCCCAGCTATACCTAATAGATTAACTCTATGGTAACGAACACAATACGATTGAATTGTAGCTACACTCTGGACGAATTGTTGTTTCTTATTCTCATTAACAGGAACATCAAATACACTAGATATATATGAGCCATCTTTATGAGATACTATCATCTCTACCCTAGCTATCACTTGGTCTTCTACTATATAAGTAGATGGGAAATTCATAACAGCTAATCCATTATCAGCCAAAGGCTTTCTAGTCATATCAATTACTTGTCCTAGAGTTATATATTTATAATTAAAAGCTTCTTTCCCTTTATTAAGATTCTTCATTTGACCACTAGCTTTAGCTATCGCATCAAACAACTCAGCTACCTTGTCTCCACCTATCTCTACTGTTGGTGCTACTATATTTATCTTGTTAGTTATTGGCTTAGCTACTGCTGGCTTAACTGCTTTAACTATCTCATACATAGTAGCCATATCAGTTTTAGCTACTTCCTTGCCTTCTACACTATAAGTAGTTTCATTAATCTTAGTAGCTTCTACAACTACTCCTGTTTGTTTGTTTTTAACTTTCATTTTCTTTACCCCTTAAAAATTGCTCTCTTTGCTTAAATGCTCCGTTATCCCATGCTAACATAGTCATTCTGTATACAAACTCTTCCATATCCTCTTCTTTTTTTGGCTTCATTCCTGAACCCTCATTATCCCACCATATTTTAAAATCATTCATAATAACCTCGTATGCAGTCATCTATATCTCCTTAATTATGTAGTATTCATATTTTTTTAAATATTTTAATATATGCTTTTTGTCATTCTTTGTACACTTGAAGCTATAATGCCCACTTCTACTAAAGGGGAAAGTTTCTCCGTGATACTTATATTTAATATTCAAGTCATCAAAAGCTTTTTTAAGATTATCACTAGACTTACACATTAAATCTACATCTATATTAACTTTCATTCTATCTCCTAGTCATAAAGGAGACGGAGCAAATCTTCTTGCTCATCATTTAGTTTCTCAGCTTCAATCTCTTCAGCTTGATCTACTTCCTTTAATATCTCTTCAGTCTTTTCATCTTGTTTAGTAACACTATAATAAACTACTCCTTTTCGAGATACTTCTTTCCATAGATAATTCTTTTCACTACTAAGCTCTTTAGTTAGTTTAATAACTTCTTCTATCTTCTTTGTCCACCCACTAGGAATAAACGGATAAGACAAAAAGTGCTGATTGGTGCAAGGATTACTTTCTTCTAGCATTCTTTCCAGCAGTCTATGATGTAAGGGCTTTAGTTTAGTAATCTCTGTTAATACCCTACTAGATTCATCTATTATCTCTTTTGCTTGTTGCATATGCTCTATCTCTACTTTGTCTTTCTCTTCAAAGAAGGCATAAATAGAAGCCAACTTAACAAGTTTAAATACTCTATTAAGCATATCAGACTGTACTGCTTCTGCCAATCCCTTATTAGTCTTAACAAAGTTCTCACCTTCACATTGCACCTGAGCATAGAACAACATAGCTTCATCTGTTAAAGTCAACACACTATTCATCTTCTTTGCAGATATAAGATTTCTTATTCTTTCCCTGTCTGGAAGTCTATCTTTCTTTATCTGTTCAGTAGCTCTCATCTCTTTTACTACATCTGCTGGAGATCTCTCTTCTACTTCTACTGTTTTATCGTCTGAAAACACAAACCTTCTTCCATATCCAGTCTTTAATAAATTCTGAAAAGCAAACTCAATATTGTCTCCATTGATTAGCTTTGACTTGTCTCCATAAGCATATAGGTTTACTGGTATTCCATCTATGTCTAATGGATTATTATCTGACCTCTTTAGTTGTGCTGGAAAATCTCCATTATTATAACACTCCAGCAATATATCAAACAAATCAGCTTTGCCCACTACTGCATCAGCTACTTCATCTACAGATAAGTTAACATTTCCCACTCCTACAAGATATGCTGTTTCACTAGCACTATACAGTCCAGACAAAGTAGCATTAGAAGCTTTAGGAGTCCAAGCTTGCAAAGCTCTCTCTATTCCGTCATTTTCTAGTTTCTGTATAGCTTTCTTCTTAAACTTAGGATATACCTCTTTTTTCATGTAATCAAAAGCCAAAGAGAAGTACATATTGTCTAGCAAGTTAACACCAATACTTTTACCACTCCCACTAGGGCTAAAGCTCAAACCATAGAAATTTGATACTGCTGTACCAAAACCTGCTTCTGTGTCTACACACACTCTCATCTGTCCTGCAATGCTTGCCATCTTAAAGTGGACAGCACTACAAGCCAATCCTAGTCCCATTGATAGTTTAGCTTTCTGTAAGTCTTTTACCATTTTTTGAACCAATGGATTTAATTTTCGTATGTCCATACAAATCCTCCTGCTGTATATTGTTTTTTGTTGATGTTTACACAACTAGCTATGTTCCCAACAGTTATGCCAGTCACTCTACTTGCTTCATTGATTGAGATATAAGTACCAACATTCGTTCCATCTTTAGTCACTTGTCTTACAGCTCTATGTGGTCTTCCTGAGCTTATATCTCCTCTTATGCAATCATAGTGCCCTTTTCTTCTGTTATCTTGGAAAGTCATCAGCTGTATGTTGTCAAGAGTGTATCCTTTGTGATTATTAATTCTGTCTACACTTGGTTTCATATTTTTGGTATGTCCTGTATTTTCCCAGTATTCAAACAGTATATGAAATATATCTTGATTCATAATCCACCAACCAAACTCTTCTTTTGTATAGGCTGGCATATCAAAGCCTCTTGATTTACACTTAGACCTCTGATGACTATAAAGCTTAGTTATCACACCTTTCTTTGTTTTGTCATATTTGTTCATCTATCTTTCCTTGTACCATGGTAGCACCATCCATTATGCTTTGATAATGATCTTCATCTCCTTTAATCTCTATCTTCACAGTAAAGACCTCTCCATTATGTTTATATCCTAGCCCAACATACCTTCTCATAACGGATCTATCAAACCACACTTCAACTTGTGGACTTAAATATCTTTCTATCATGGCATGTCTTATTGCTTGATAATCTACCTCTTCTCTTTTTGATGTTGACATCTTTTCTCCCTTTATATGAATTGTTGTACATACTTTAAAGACTCTCTAAAAGTCATACCTTCTAACTCCATAAGTACATGAAAGATATCACCACTTATTTCTTTAGAACCATAGTCACATATATATCCTGATTCATATATCTTAGCACTACTTGTATTCTCTTCGGGTCTCAACTTGCACTTACCATTGACAAACTCTATGCCAATAGATTCTAATACATCTTGTATCATCTCAGTAGTTAGTTGTTTTTTAATATCTTCTAAGCTACTACTACCATAACTATTAATTAAATCTTTATCTATAACTATCTTTTCAACATACTCAGATTCTAGTTGTTTCTTAGCCAATTCTTTAGCTTTAAAGCAATCTAATAGTTTACCTTCGTTCTTTAAAACAATACAATCACTTGTTCCTAGAAATGAAGCAGTCTTAGTTAAAGTCTGTTCATCATTGAATGGAAACATTAGTTCTAACATTCTAAAGTAAACATCATGTTCTCTTGGAATATTAATAGCTGGTATTAATACTCTAAACCTATCAGAAACAATACCTTTCTTTTCAAGCTGATGTGATTTAGTTGTAGCAATGATATATTTATATTTACTAAACAAAGATTGAAAATCTACTATAGACATACCATCATCGATATCAATAATGATACAGTTCTGATTAGATCTATCAAAGTTCTTACTAGACTTGATTCCTTTGTCCCACGCATAGCATGAATATTGTATTTTACTACTAGACATAGGTTTATGTATGTCTTCCCAAGTAACTGCCTTAGATCTCCAACCCTTTAGTGTAAGATGATATGCATCTGTAACTTTTCCTTTTAACTTTATAAAGCTTATATTAATCATCTCTAATACCTTTAAATATATGTGCTATCACATCTACTGTCCAGCCGTTACCTAACATTTTGTATCTTTGTGAATTAGAAACTCCCTCAGTATAATTATCAGGAACAGTTTGTAGTCTTTCACATTCTAATGGTGTCAGCTTTCTATATGTCGGATGTTCATATCTCATAAATCCGTTAGAAGTCTGTAGACAGTTAGATTTATCTTTCATGTTTCTGCCACGTCTTGTTTTTGAATTTGGAACACTGTAATCAAAACAATCACCATCTTGTATCTCTGTATAGCCTTTCTTTGTGGCTTCTTTAACCTGGAGAATATATGTCGCACTATTTCCCGCCCTTAGGCATGGTGTCTTTCTTAGTCCTACTTTGTTGTCTTGAAAGCCACTGGTGGTCTTCATAGTAAAGAAGTCTTTGTTTGATTTTATAATCTCATTGTGATCTCTTTCTATATTCTTAAGAACAGATGGTTTAACTTTATACTTAGAGGTGTCTATATCTGTTTCTAGGACATCTCTAAGTAAAATCCCTTTATCTTGTGGCTGCTCAAGTCCAGGTATGTTAGTCCAATAAAATCTCACTCTATTCTGAGCCGACATTAAAGAACTATTAATCATAATTGGCTCAACACCCATAGCCTCATTAAACATAGGTAGCCATTTTTTAGTTACTCTCACATTTTCTAAAAAGAAATACTTAGGCTGTATAGCCTTCCATACTCTTACATATTCCCAAAACAAATAAGACTGACCATCAAATTCGAAACCTTCCTCTTTTAGCATTAAGTATTGTTCGAGAGTAGTTACATCTTTTCCACACTTTGTAGCACTCCCTTTTAGACTCCCGCTTACACTGAATCCTTGACATGGTGAACCACCAATAATCATATCAATATCTAGTGTTTTTAGATAATCTGCATCTAAGTTAATAACACTACCTAATCTTTTGTCAGCATCTTGTGGATAATTCTTATCTGCCACTTGAATAGCATATTTATCTATCTCGCTGCTATAATAATTATCTACTTTAATTCCTGCTCTTTTTAAAGCAATCCTACCACAACTCATTCCATCAAATAAACTTAAAATGTTCATTATATCTCCTTAAATGTAAAATTTTTAGACTTAAATAACTTGTCAGCTAATCTAACAGTATCTAACATCTCTTCAGGTATCAACTCTCTCATTAACTCACCATACTCTTCAACTGTTAAATCTTTTTCCTTCAGGATAGTATCTTTACTAGATACAATAGCCTTCATTGTCTTCTTACAAATCTTGACATTCATTGATTCTATCTTTAGCTATATCAAAATGCCCATCATCCATTTCTGTACCTATAAATTCATGTGAGTATGTGAGTCTGTCCGCATCTCTCAGTATGGTCTTTTCAGTTTTTCCAAATCCTTTAGATATTCTAGCTTCTCCATTTTTCTTTAAATAACTTTTCCTTTTTTTCATATTTGTACTTGTTGGTCTCCAGTTATCACTATTATTTCTATATTCCCCCATAGATGGATGTGAAGTTTTTGAAAAATATCTAAGTCCTCTATTTGTATATTCGTTGGCTATTGTATTGCTTAGGGCTTTTCCTATTCCTAACCCTTGAAACTCAGGTAGAACAACAAGCCTACTTTCTCTCCAGTATGTTCTTATGTCTCTACCACATCCGTGAATTATTGACAAAAAACCAACTTTCATATTTTCTATATATGCAGTGTAGCAATGAACTGACTTGCTCATATTGGTGTCTAAATAGTGATGTTTTTTGAAATAAATCCAATCTTCGTGGGAACTAGCAACGATTTCAATATTAATTTCTGGTCTCCTAAGTGAATCCTTTTGAATAAATTTTTGCATATCAGTATCGTATATAAAATCAGGTTGTAACCATTCGATTATATCACTATGGCAACTAGCAATAAACAGATTAGTAATGTCTCCTTTATCAAAACCCTTTCTTAATGCTACTGATAGAGATTTAGCAGTATTTCTATCTACAACACTCGTAAACTCATCAATACAGTTAATTCCTTTATCAAGAGATAGTGCGACTTCGGCTCTATGTTTTTCTCCATTTGAAACTTTGTCTATATTTTTAAACCAAGTAGGTACACTTCTTAAACCAGCGGAAAGTAAAAACTTTTCAGCATTTTCATAGTTAGAGAAGTTATCAATAATGCTTATATTCGAATCAAAATTAATTTCTTTATCTAGCCCACATTCTTTTAGTATCGTACTTTTTCCACTCCCACTAGTTCCGACTATAAGAATAATTCCATGCTTTTCTTTAAAGTCAGGAATATTTATTTCAGGTTGCTCGTAATCTTTAATATCGTATTTTTCTATTATACTATTGTTCATTTTTTTCCTTTTAAAAATCTACTGGTTCTGAGTTATCAAAATCAAAATCTGCTGTACTGTCTATGTATAGGATTTTTATTCTTTCGCCCCACTTCTCGTAGTTTTCTTCTTTTATGGGAAACTCAAAGTATTTCTTACTTCCTCTAAAGTTTGCTCTAATAAAGAGTTTTCCAACAGAATATTCTACACCTATACTTACAGTATCAATTAAAGCACTTGCTTCAATACCTTCTTGTTTAGGAGTAGTTTTAATTCCTCCACTAAGATTAAGTCCTCTTTCATATATAAAGCTACTAATCTTCTCAATCATTTTATCCATTGCTACTAAACAGTCTTCATTCTTTAATACTATTCTACTCACGATAACTCCTCTATTAGTTTTAACTCTTCTTCTGTTGGTTGATATTCTTCTTTCATTGCTGTTGGCTCTACAATTTGACCATAAGCAATTCCTACAGTTGTTCTGACATCATACAAATCATTACTGATTGTAGTGGCTGTTCCTACTGGTAGTTCCTCAGGATAAGTGAATGGTTTATTGTTAGTCTTTCTGTCTTTACTTCTAAAGAACACTTTGACTACCTCGACAGATTGTGTTGGATACCTTTCACTAATGACTTTTGACACATCTCTATAGGTATATCCTGTTGGAATATTACCTCCATCACTTGCTTCACATAAAGAGATAAAACTATTTAGTGTTGCCTTCTTTTTCTCTGTGCTTTCGTTGTTCATCTTTAATTAACCTTCTTACTTCATAACTCATAGAGCTTGAATTTATTTCAGCTAAACTTCTAAGATATTCTTTTGAATCTTCATCAAGAGTGATTAACATACCCTTCTTGTTTGTTGTCTTCATTTTCTTCCTTTTTGTTTAGTTGTTCAGAACTATATCCGTTCTCGCCTTATATGTAACTTATATAGAAACAATATGTTCTTTCCTTGAGTCAACATTGAGTCAACATTGAGTCAAGCTTGAGTGTTGCTATTGATATTGGTATTGTTTTTGCTATTGCTTTATTTAAAGATTTTGGAAACTAAAAAGATACATCACTGTCATCTATTGTGATAGTATCAATCATGTCACTTATGTCTTGAACTGTTGTCATAGTTAATGTACCATTGTATTGATGCATATCAACTAATCTCATATTCATTAACATATCTTCAGGTGTTGAGAATAGATTTACATAATCAGTAAATGTATTAGTCCCACTAGTCAAATCAGCTACAAACTTCCCAGCCTTAACCTTACCCATACCTTTGACTCCTTTGATGTTATCTGTTGAGTCTCCCTCTATAGATTGGATTAATCTATTAGTGTTAATTTCTACACTATCTAAACCTTTACTCCATTCCCACTTCTTGAAGTTAAAACATTGAGTAGGTGTTTGATGAATAATATCTTTGTCCATAGCAGATATTAAATAACCTTGATTAGCATACATGATAACTAGATCATCTGCTTCTACTATTACATTGACATCACACATAGTTTTAATTCTTTTGTACACTAATGTCTTTAGTTCTCTAACTCTTTCTTTTAGTAACAATCCTGCTTCATCAGTTTGTTTCTTTCTACTATCTTTATACTCAGGATATATGTCATATCTAAAGTTAGTCTTAGCAGTAAAGCATAAAACAATCTCATCTACATTTGATGCTTTAGTATAACATTCTCTTTCGATAGATTTAACTCTACCACTAAAATCAAAGTAAGCTAATTCTAAATCCCATTTATCTCTATATTTATAACAACTAAGAAAAAGAATTGAGTCAGGCGTCGATTGCTAAATTAATATTATCTTCTCTGTCTTCAGTATTCTCAAGTAATTTCGTTAAACTCATTTTGCAACCCCTCCTTGTGTTAAATTTTGAATTTCCATTTAAAACCTCCTACTGATTTTGATTTTCCTCTAAGAGTATTTGATATACTCTTATAACTAATTCCTGTTCCCTTAAACTCATGGTTATCCTTTTATTAGACTACCAGCATACATATCTACTGCTAGATCTATGATACTTGATTGTGTTCTTCCTGTATCTTCTTGTATCCCCTTAAGTGTTTCCACTGTGTGTAATCTTAATTTAAAAGATAATTGTTTTTTATCTTCACCTTTAGGTCTTCCTATCTTCTTGTTTTCTTTACTCACGTATAGCTCCTTATAGCTCTTTTTATGTTTAGGCATACAATGTTTTGCCTAGTAATAGTTTTGCTCTATTTACCTAGTTGCTTAGTTCAAGGATAGCTAACATACTATCTGCATCTATATCTAAATACTGATTGTAGTTAATATCTTCACTATTAGGTTTAATTTTTGCTAATTCATTAGGAATATCTTCTAATGAGATACCTTTATTCTTTTTACTATGTTTAAGCAATCCATATATAGCTCCATGAATAGTTCCATAGAAGTAATCTTGATTGTCATAGTTACTAATAATATCTTTACCAGCCATAGTATATATCTTTGGTTTATCTAATTTATCTGCTAAGATAAAATTATAATTATCTTTCTTTCTAATTACTAGTTTCATTGTTTGTCCTCCTTGCTTAGTTCAATTAATAATTTTCCTTTCCATTTATCTTCATAGCAAACCTCTACAATATTAAATATAATAGGTCTAAATTTATTCCACCACTCTAAAGCACCATCATCCATTTCTGCTATCTCTTCATCACTAAAGCTTTTCCACTCTTCTATCTTATGTCTTCGGCATCCTATCTGCAAGGTATCAAGTGTAAATCCTATTTTATAAGTATCAATTTGCATTGTCCTCAATTCCTTCATATTTCCACTTGCTAACAGATTAGCACCTCTTAGATTAGCACCTCTTAGATTAGCACCTCTTAGATCAGCCTCATATAAATTAGCACCTCTTAGATTAGCCTCATATAAATTAGCACCTCTTAGATCAGCACCACGTAAATCAGCATCTCTTAGATTAGCACCTTCTAGATTAGCACCTCTTAGATAAGCACCTTCTAGATTAGCACCTCTTAGATTAGCACCATGTAAATCAGCATCTCTTAGATAAGCACCATGTAAATCAGTACCGTTAATAACCGCTTCTATTACTGCTTCTTTGACTGTATCTTTTTTGCTTTCAAAAATTACTTCTAATGAAAATCTATTTTTTATTTGTATCATCTTATTCTCCATACATTTCTTATGTTATTTATTAGGACTAATATATTCAACCCAACCATCTCTTTCTGTACAGTAATCATTTATATCTTCATCAATATTACCATTACCTCTAAATCTCTTATACTTGTCACACCAATAGATATACTCATCATCAAAGGTATCACTATTTAAACTCCAATGTTCTAACCTAAATTTCTTGTTAGGATTAAGAACCATACTTACGATTGTTTCTTCTAATTTTAATTTCTTCATTATTCATCTCCCATTATTCTGTCATCTTTCCATTCATCATAAGCTCTACATTGATATTCACTTACATAGCATTCATAAGCTTCATTGAGCCATTCATCTTGTTCATCATTTGTTAAATCATTATCAATTAGAAATTCATCTAATTCCTCTAATCCATATTTTACACAATACTCTTCATAATCTAATGTCATTGTTTATCCTTTTCTTTAATTAATACCCTAAAGAGAATCTATATGGTTGCAACATACCTGTACTTATTCCCCGAATAGTACAAAAAATAATATTCCATAAGGCCGTTCCTTTCTAATTAAGCTCATTTATCCTCTGATAAACTACTGCACTGTTCTTGCATTTAATAGACTCTATTTAGGGTATTATGTATTTAAAACTTTCAGATTCTTTTAATCATAGTTTTATAAAAGAATCATGGCTATGCACTGTTGCCATGATTGTGTTATTAGTCTAATCTCTCGGTTGCTATATTAAAATAGCTTTCATCTAGTTCTATACCTATAAAGTCACGACCTAGATTCTTACAAGCAACACCTGTTGTACCGCTGCCCATAAAAGGGTCAATAACCGTTTGACATTCATTGGTACTATTACTGACATATAACTCCATCAACTCTATTGGTTTTTCAGTTGGGTGTATTGTCTCTTTGTTATTCTTATATTTATGCACTGTTTTTGAACCACACTTATTTATAAATTTCGACTTTCCTTTTTTGCAAAAAATAATATATTCACAGTTTTTCATATACCATTTGTTTGGTGTAACATTTGCTTTTTCCCACACTAGCAAGTTATGTATATAGAAACCAGCATTTTCTGCTTCTTGCATCATGTCTTTTAAATTTAGTAAATTTGTCATAAAATAAGCATGGCTATCATTTTTTAAAATATCAAAACATCTTGGCATCCATTCATTGAATTTTGGTATTTTTCCCATTAGTTGTTTGTTTTTTGTAAGTATGCCTGATGGTTTCCCTTTAGTTCCATTCTTTCCACCAGTTATTACTTTGTAAGGGGGGTCTGTTATGATTGCATCTACCACTACACCTTTAGCTATCAACTCATCCATAACAGTCAAGCAGTCACCTTTATATAAATCTATCTTACTCATTACTCAATCCTTTCTCTACTACTGTATCTTCTATGCGTTTTGTTCTCTTTTCAAGTTCTTTTATTTTGTCATCTCTCTTTTTAAACTCTTTAGTCAGTTCTTTATCTATTGACTTGGCTATGGTTTTCAATTTATCCTCATCTATTGATGGTTGATTTATCCAAAATACCACCCCGATTACAAGTATTAAAAAAGCAAAATCCATCATAAGCAGTCACCTCTATATAGATTGTTCATTCATACACTCCTCGAATAAATACTTATGTTCTCCTGCTTTAGTCCATTGTTCAGCCATTGCTTTTGCAATACCAGGAAAAGTTTTACTTGCTAGTTTTGCTCTTTTGCCATCCTTAACAGTTGTACATCTTATGTCATACATCCATTTTTGCATACGCTTACCACTTGGCATATTGTGATATTCTAATTCTGGTTCTATTTCTGTATGTGGTTTCAGATTAGGCATACCTTTTATCCATAAACAAGTTGTCTTAGTTGCTAAATCTCCGAACATCCAAGGTTGCACAATTTGACTTGGTTTTTTCCATTTAGTACTCATTATTCCCACTGGATTTTCAATAGCAATTCTTTCACAATCTGCATTTGCTATTTCCATAAACAGATCAATACCTTGCTGTTGTCTTCCATCTGCAATTTTTTCTGGAAACCATCTTGCTCCACTAACTGCTAAATGAGTACATGGTGGAAATGCTATTATCATATCCCACTTGTCTTTTATTACTTTTACTATATCATCTTGGATGTGCCATTCAGGATGTCCTCCACTACATTCTATTATGTCGCAAGAATACGCTTCGTGACCTAGTTTTCTTAATTCGATTGTTACTGCTTGACTTTCCTCGCAAGCTACTAATATTTTCATTTTATTTTCCTTTGTTAATTTCTTTGTCATATTTTTATCATATGATAAACTATTGTATTATATGTTTAGATATTAATCTATTCCTACATCTCTTCTTGAATCATCTAGTGATTCTACATTTCCCTTCATTCCTGTAAACTTACCATATTCAGTAAGAGTGTTAGTTGGTTCAATATCACCTTGATAAGCTTTATACTTATAGTCTGTTGGTTCAATAACAGTTGCTTTGTTTTTCTTTAACCATTCCTGCTGTAGGTCTATAGCCTTAGAGGTCATTTGAGTCTTTTGCTTAGTTCTTCTAACTATTACCATTGAAAGTGATTCTTTAGGTGTTACCTTGGGCATAGATTCAGCTTTAAACATAGGAACTTCTATCTTTTTAGATTGA